AAGAAAATTTGATGTTTATCCTTCCGCTTATGCTAATGCTTGGTTAGTACGTACCTACAAAAAACGTGGTGGTGGATACAGGAGCGCATAATGGCTACTAAACCTAAGGGCGGTCTTAAAGCTTGGTTTGGAAAAGGTCCTAAAGGAGATTGGGTAGATATCGGATCTCCAAAGAAAAAAGGCAAGTTTCAGGCTTGTGGTAGAAAGTCAACAAAAACAAGTAAACGCAAATATCCTAAATGCGTACCAAGAGCTACTGCTCAACGTATGACTAAATCTCAAATAACAAGTGCTGTAAAAAGAAAAAGATCCGCAGGTAATGTAGGTAAAAAACCTACAAATGTAAAAACATTTGTTAAGAGAAAAACAAGGAGGAAAAATGCCAGAAAAACTGGATAATATAACAGATTTAATATCATTACATGAGGGCGTAAGGTATCGTGTATATGATGATGCAAACGGTAAAGAAGTAAAAGCAGGTGATACTTTAGTGGGTCATCCTACTATTGGCGTTGGTAGAAATGTAGCGGCAGATGGTATTGGTATTACTAGAGAAGAAATAAATTTTATGTTAATAAACGATATTAATAGAGTAAAAGGTGAAGCAAAAGATTGGATCTTTTTTAACGGTCTTAGTAAAGTCAGACAAGCCGTAATTATAGATATGTTATTTAACATGGGTAGAACAAGATTTAACCCTAGTAAATGGCCTAAGTTCTTTGAAGCTATAGGTAATCACGATTGGGATAATGCCTCAAAAGAAATGTTGGACAGTTCTTGGAGTAAACAAGTAAGAACAAGAGCTGAAAGATTAAGTGGTATGATGAAGAATGATAAATGGCCAAAAAGTTAAATTAGTACGAACTAGGATAATATAATTAAATAAACCACAACGTTACATATAGTAATTTATCCCCAAATTTTTATCTACAACTTGTGTTTATTAATAAAATTCCTAGCCCGTTTAAAAATTATAATTAGTTAAAAAAAAAATGCAAGATTATTTATCTTCTTCACCCCAACTATCTCCAATTTCTACATCAATTTTAGAGGGTATTTTCATTTCTGGAAAACAATTTTCCATATAGTTTTTTATCTTAATTGCTTCACTAGATTCGCTAATAGAAAAACAAAGTTCATCATGTACGGTTAACATAGGTAAATATCCGTTATCATAACATATCTTCATTGCTCTTTTTGTTTGATCAGCACTACTTGCCTGTATAAGACGGTTTAAAGCTTTATAGGTAAAAGCTACTTGATAATTATCTGGATGTTTTTTCTTCCAATCTTTATCTCTATCTTCTAAAGGTGTGTCTAATATATTTTGCCATTCTTCTTCTAACTTATCCATATGTATAGCTTTTTTATATCCACCAAATCCTTTAGGCTCACGCATAGGAAATCTACACTTTCTACCAAAAAGAGTTCTTATCTCTCCTTTGTTTGTAGCTACTCTCATAACAGCAGAAGCCATGTTTTTTATAAAAGGTACTTTTTCATCGTACTCATTTCTAAGTTGTTTAGCCTCATCAAAAGATATATCTCCTAAAATATGCGCTAACTTACCTATGCCCATACCATACATAATTCCAAGATTAATTGTCTTAGCTAAACTCCTATCTATGTCTGCTATATCTGCAACCATTTGATGAAAGTCTATATCGTCTTTACTATAACTTGTAACAATCTCTTTTACTTTAGGGTGCTCTTTTGTTTCTGGAGTTAAAGAAGCATAATGCATCAACCACCTTGGCTCTTGGGCACTATAATCTAAACTTGCCCACTTACAACCCTCTTCAGGTAAAAACAGTCCTCGTATCATTTTCTTTATCTCAGGATGTCGTGCAGGCACCTGTTGTAAATTAGGATGACTAGATGAAAACCTGCCAGTAACTGTTCCTCCATCACCAGATCTTAATTGATTAAACTCACAATGTATTCGACCTTTATGTTGATGATTAAGAATAGTTTCTATAAAAGTAGTATTTGCTTTATTGTACTCTCGTATCTCTAATATTTTTTTTGCTACAGGATGTTTATGGTTTTTTAAAAAGTGTTTTGTAAAACTAGGGGCGTTAGATTTTTCTGTTCTCTCATAGGTTAAACTTAGTGCGTCAAATGCTTTTGCTAAACTAGTCGCTGTCCACGGTTCAATGTCTACTCCCGTTTCTTTTTTTACTTCTTGTAATAAAGTATTTTCTTTTAATGTTAATATTTTTTTAGCTTTTTCTGCTTTTTCTAAATCAACTCTTACACCTTTTTTTCTCATATTAAATATAATAGGTAATAAAGATAATTCTAAATCTAAAATTTTATTACAATTTTCAATTACTAATTTTTGTCTTAACACTTCCCATAAATCATAAGTTAGTCTAGCATCCATTTCTGCGTAACTTGCTACTCTAGATGCAGGAAGTTTCCACATATCTTTTTTAGCATCTAAACCATGTTGACTAGCCGCTCTTTTAAGTTCGTCTTCTTTTTTTCTTTCTCCTAAATACGTGTAACCTAAAGCATTTAAACTATATGAAAATCTATTTTCATCTACTAAAGGTGCCGCTATCATTGTATCTAACACTTTGCCTGGAACTGTTATACCTTCTGTAGATAACCAACCTAAATCATATTGAGCATTATGAAACACTACAGACATACCATGTTTAAGTTGATCTTTTAACCAACGTAAAACTATACTCTTAGATAAATTACCTCCCCCTTCATGTGCTATAGGTAAGTAAGCTTTCCAATTAGAAGTAGCTACTGCAATACCTATTAACCTACCATCGTTCCTGGCCCACCCTGGCCCTAAAGTAAGTAAATTAGGATCGTATGTTTCTGTATCAATAGATATGATTTTTTCTTTTGAAAGATCTGGTAAGTTGCTTGGTGGTACCCAAGTCTTTTCGTCAAATAAATCTTGTTCGTACATTTATACCTCGTTACCCCAAACATTCCATTCTGGAGTTTTTTGTCTTGCGAATAGTTCTATTCTAGGCAAATCTCCACATAACTCAACTATTTTATCTCTAACACAATCTGGTTTTTTAGAGTGTCTTTGTATTGGCTCATAAACAACTTGATGAACCGCTTTAGATATTCTTTTTGGTTTTCCTATAGTAGCTAATAAACAAAGTTCTGCATTCGCTCTAGTCCAATAACCCATACCCCAAAAAGTAGAGAAACTATCTTCAGGAATAAATGTAACTTGTTTTGTATTATAATTTTTATTTGTTTTGATCCAAACAAAAGCACAAGTCTTATATGTAAATCCCCATCGTTTAATTGTTTCTATTCCTTCTATCAATTTAGGAAATGTAACCCATATTAATAAAACACAATTATCACTAGCTATTTTTTTTACAGGCATACTATAAATATCTTCGTCATTCATAATAGGATACGGTGTAACTAAATCTCCTGAGTATGTTTTATACTGCCAAGGTGGATCTGCATAAATAATATCGTATTTACCTCCGGGCAAACTAATTTTGTCCACAAAACCCCCTGTGAGCTTGTGTTTGAAATAAAAACCCGTTTAAATGACCGCTGAGTGCTTGTAAAAATACTTTGCTTATAATTATACCTTGTTTTTTACTCATAATCTCTCGCTAATATCATTTCACAATAATGTATTGCCTTTCTAATATCTTCAGCTTTACCTTTAGCTTGATGACGACAAATATATTTAATTACGTTACCTTCTGCAAACAATAATTTATTTTTGTTTATAAATTGTGAAGGTTGTATTTTAAGGTTTTGGTAATGCAGACTGCCTTTTGCCCACAAGTTGTTTTTCTCTTTCATGTTCTTCCTTTGTTTTTAATGTAAAGCCATCTCTTATTAAACAAAATAATTTATCTTCTACTTCAGCTTTTGTTGGTCTTGTTTTAAACTCTAATGTTAAGTTAATTTTATATGTCATATCACTCCTGCGTTCTGTAAACCTATAAAAGTATAGATTATTGTATACATAATTAAAAATTCCATGTTGGCCTCCTTTTTATCATAATTGGTAATACCTTTCTGTTTGTGGTTGCATAATATGTAAATTCTTTTTCGCTCTTGTTACTCCAACATAAAACACTCTGTGCTCTGTTGATGGATCTCTTTGATATTCCTTGCTTGCCGCATAAGATATATCTGGAATTAATAAGACATTTTCACACTCACCACCTTTCATAGAATGTATAGTACTTAATTTTATTCTTGGTTTCTTAACATTGTCTCCTCTCTTTAATGCATTTAAAACATAGTTTTGAGTTTGCAATCCTATCTTACCTAATACTTGGTGCCATCTATATTCTTTACCCATTTGCAATCCAACACTTTCTTCAAGTGTTTTTAATCCAATAGTTTGATCAATATCAAATTGTCTAAAAGCTTTTGATGTAGGTCCAAAACCTCTTTTAAAACCTTCTCCAACATTCATATAAGAATATAAATTTCTTAAACTTGTTAAGTTTGCTTCTTTACCTTTACATAAATCTTCCCAAGTAAGTATTGCTTCATACATTTTTTTAGGAATACTAGGGTGATCATGTCTACTATAAATCCATCCTTCATCTTTTAGTTGAGCGGCATAACGATCTAATATTCTATTTGTTCTAGCTAATATAACCCATTCTCCTTCATGTATAGGAGCATCAGATAAATTATAATGATACGTAACAGAACCCTCTTCATTTTTTGGTTCCCATTTTTTTATCGCTCGACCATCTATTCTTGTTACTATTTGTTGAGCTACTTGCCACACTGCTTTAGGAACTCTATAACTTTGAGTTAAAACTCTTTTTTCTTTAGTTGCGTTTAAAAAACAATTAACATCGGCTCCCTGAAAACTCATAATCGCTTGATCATCATCTCCTGTAAAAATTTGTATGTTTGGATTTTGTCTTAATACATCTACCATCTTCCACTGTAATGTAGAAAGATCTTGAGCCTCATCAACAAATAAAGCTTCTATATCTGGACACTCTCCTTTATTTATAAAATTAGAAATCATATCTGTAAAATCAATTTTATCTTTTCTAGTTTTATAATCTTCGTATGTTTCTACAAACCTAAATAATTCGTTATAGTGTAAATCATAATTGCCTTGCTCTTGAAAAACATCTTCTAAAGATATTCTTTTACTTCTTGATAATTGATACATATTTAAATATGCATCACCTTTTTTAAATCCTACCATATCAAAATCATTTTCTGCATCTTTAGACTTAGTAGTAAAATCTAATCCTATTGCCTCTGATATTTTTTTTAAATCAGTTCCTCTTATAACATCATCTACTTTGCAACCTAAAGTGTGAAAAGCCATTGAGTGTAATGTTTGAAAAAAAGGTAAATCATCTTCTTGCATATCATAGTCTTTACAAACTCTTTCTTTGCTTTCAGTTGCGGCTTTCTTTGTAAAAGAAACATTGGCAATCTTAGAAGGATTTATTCCCTTATCAATAAACTTCTTTACTAATTTAGAGTTTGTTTGAGTTTTACCACATCCGGGCGGTCCTAATATTGTTTGTTCAATCAAAACGGTGGCTCCTCATCTTTATCAACTTCTACTTTTGGTAGATCAACTTCTCCTCTTTTAATTTCTGGTATAGACCAAACCCTTACAGTTTGCCATTTGTTTTTATTATCTTTAAATCTATATTGTTTATCTGCTTCAGATCCTCCATTTAATTCTTTCAATCTTTCTGTTATTTGACCTCTAGTATAAATATTAAAATTATGTCTCTTTAAAAAATCTTGTAGAGAACTTAATTTAAAATATGTACAGTCTTCATCTGTCCAGGGTTTACCTGTCATTAATTCTTCTGGACTTCTTGCTTGTAATCT